AACTACTATTAATGAAGACCCAGATCCAAACAATGTTGTTGCATCAATAAACTCAGCAGGTGCTGGCAACGGTTACAGTGCTTCTTACACAGATGGTAGAATTAATTTGTTTTCAACAGATGGTACAGCACTTACACTTGTTGGTGGTTTAGCAGATGCATTAGGTTTTGTTGACGGTACTACTTACAATGCACCAACTTTAAGCGTTGGACCGCACACTTCAATTCCAGAGTTTAAATCAACAGATACTACACCAAGACCAACTGGTTCAATTTGGTTTAAAACTACTGATGCAAACTTAGGTGCTAAACTTTCAGTAAAAGAGTTTAACGGTAACACAGCATTATGGGAAACAAAAACTGTTCCAATTTATGCTAATAACATGAAGGCACTTAAAGGACTTGACTCAACAGGCGGTGGAATTAATCTTTCAGTTGACACTTACTATGCACAATCAAATGTAACAGAAGGTGCTCAACCAGAATACGATTTTAAAATCTTTAAACGTGTAAATGTTGGTTCAACAAAAATTGCTTCTGCAATTATTGATTCGCAACTTGCGTCAAATACATTTACATTTACTATTGCTGAGTCAATTACAAATCAAGACACGTTGAATAGTCCAATTCAAGTATCAGTTACTACAAGCGGTAATTCAGCAGATGCTGAAGAAATTGCAGGTCAAATCAACAGTGCAGGGTTTACAAACATTGTTGCTTCAGTTGACAGTGCAAATAGAATCGAAATTGAACACAACGATGGTGGTGATTTTAGAATTGTTGACACTGATGGTGTACTAACAAGTGCAGGATTTACACCATATGTTGATGCAAACACTGGAACAGCAAACTTATATTATGTACCAGGTACAGATAGCGGTACAAGTCCAAAAGAATACATGGCTTCAAACTGGCAAGTACTTTCATACACAGCAGGCGAAGATGCGCCAAATGCATTAGCGGCAGACGGTACACTTTGGTACAACTCAGTTGTTGATGAATGTGATATTATGATTCACAATGGTACTACTTGGGTTGGTTACCAGAACTATCAATCAGGATCAGTAAATTATTCTACAACAGATCCAGCAGGACCAATTGTGTCAGCAACTGCACCAACTGTACAATCAGATGGTTCAGGACTTGTTGACGGCGATGTTTGGGTGTCCACAGCAGACTTAGAAAATTATCCACAGATTTATCAATGGAACGATACTACTAAGAAGTGGGTATTAAGAGATAGTTCAGATCAATCAACTGACAACGGCGTACTATTTGCAGATGCACGTTACAACACAGCAGGTGCAAACAGTGACGAAGCAGGAAATATTGCAGATTTACTAACAAGCAATTACTTAGATCCAGATGCTCCAGATCCAGCACTATATCCAAAAGGTATGATGTTGTTTAATCTACGCAGAAGCGGATTTAACGTGAAGAAATTTGTACGTAACTACATTGATACAGCAGAAGATAATCCAAGAGATAACGATGCATCAATGGACGCATACTATCCACACAGATGGGTAACTGAATCAGCAAACCAAGAAGATGGTTCAGGTACATTTGGTCGTAAGGCACAGCGTAAAGTTATTGTACAAGCATTACAAGCATTAATGAATAGCAACCAAGACATTAGAGATAACGAATCAAGAATCTTTAACTTAATGTCTACACCAGGCTATCCAGAACTAATTGGTGAAATGATTGCACTTAACAATGACAGAGGATTAACAGCGTTTATCGTTGGTGACTCTCCGTTCAGATTAACACCAGATGCAACTTCATTAAACAACTGGGCAACTAACGTTGCAGGTGCAGTTGAAGATAATGATAACGGTTTAGTATCCAATGATGAATACTTAGGTATCTTTTATCCAAGTTTATTCACAAGTGATAACGCAGGTAACAACGTAGTTGTTCCAGCATCACATGGTATACTTAGAACTATTGCACTAAGCGATCAAGTTTCTTATCCATGGTTTGCACCAGCAGGTACAAGACGTGGTGGAATTACTAATGCATCAAGTGCAGGTTACATTGATGGCGAAGGTGAATTTAAAACAGTTGCTCTTAACGAAGGTCAAAGAGATACATTGTACAGCAATGCAGTTAACCCAATTACATTCTTAACTGGTGCTGGACTTGTAAACTTTGGTCAAAAAACAAGAGCAAGAAACGCAAGTTCATTAGATAGAATTAACGTAGCAAGACTTGTGATTTACTTAAGATCACAATTAAACAAACTTGCTAAACCTTATATCTTTGAACCAAACGATAAGATCACAAGAGATGAGATTAAACAACAAGTAGATAGTTTAATGTTAGAACTTGTAGGTCAAAGAGCGTTATATGATTTCTTGGTAGTGTGTGATGAATCAAACAACACACCTTCAAGAATTGATAGAAACGAGTTATATGTAGACATAGCGATTGAACCAGTGAAAGCAGTAGAATTTATTTACATTCCACTAAGACTTAAAAACACTGGCGAGATAGCGGGACTATAATATGATAAATAATATTAATAGGAGCAAATAATGGCAATTTCATCACTCTCAAGATTAACAGTGCCTTTGGATAGTAACGCAAGTGCTTCCACTCAAGGTTTGTTAATGCCAAAACTGCAATACCGCTTTAGGGTATCGCTTGAAAACTTTGGTGTATCCACTCCAACTACAGAGTTAACAAAACAAGTAGTTGACGTAACAAGACCTAACGTATCTTTCGAACAGATTACATTAGATGTTTATAACTCAAGGGTTTATCTTGCAGGTAAACATACTTGGGAACCAATCACACTTAACTTACGTGAAGATGTATCCAACAACGTTCAAAAACTTGTTGGCGAACAGTTACAGAAACAGTTCGACTTCTTCGAACAGTCAAGTGCGGCATCAGGTGCAGATTACAAATTCGTTACAAGAATCGAAATTTTAGATGGTGGTAACGGTGCGAATACAGCAACGACTTTAGAGACTTTTGAATTGTACGGTTGTTATCTTGAGAGTGCAAACTACAATCAGTTGTCTTACTCGACAAACGATCCAGTAACTGTTGCACTTAACATCAGATACGATAACGCAATTCAAACTCCACAAGGTACAGGTATTGGTACTGCTGTAGGCAGAACAGTCAATACACTTGTAACAGGTGGCGGTGCATAATAGTTTTATTGCATAAAACACAAAAAGGCGCTTCGGCGCCTTTTTTATTATCTACCCATATTATAATTTAGATAAATATTAGTATGGCAAATAAGTTAACACCATTCCTCAATAACTTAGCACAAGGTGCATTAAATCCAAAGGGTAACCTTGGTGATTTCCAACACGCGGCAAGATTATATGTTGACGATGCATTTAAGTTTGCACCTAAACAAAAATTTCTTTATCATGTAGCATTTAATATCAATCCAGATGCGGCGGCAATTATTCCGCAGTTAACAACTAAACATAGTAATACAATTAATATGCTTGTTAAAAGTGTTGACTTACCTAAATTTGATATTACAACTGAAACTAAACACGCATACAATAGAAAAAGAGTTTTACAAAAGAGAATAGATTACAGTCCATGTAACATTGCGTTCCATGATGATAATTTTGGCTTAACTACAGCAATGTGGGAAGCATATTATAGATATTATTACAAAGACGGAAACTATGCATCAGTTGACCAAGCAGGTGCTCCACAAGCAACAAACTCTGCTTACAACAGAGCAAACATTTATGGAACATCTAATCAACAGTATCGTTATGGTTTTGATAATGACAGTTTTGCACCATTCTTTTCAAGTATTATAGTTTATCAAATGTCAAGAAAGCGTTACACAGCATTTACACTTGTAAATCCTATCATACAAAGTTGGCAACATGATACAATGGATCAGAGTGTAAGTGATGTTGTTCAGAGTACAATGTCAATTGCATTTGAAACTGTTTGGTATTCAAGAGGACCAGTAACAGAAGGCGCGGCTCCTAAAGGATTTGCAACTGAACACTATGATAAAACACCTTCTCCGCTAACACTGGGTGGAGGCGGAACATCAAGTCTGTTTGGACAAGGTGGTGTAGCGGCAGGAGCGGCAGATGTGTTTGATGATATTACAAGTGGCAATGCATTTAGTTCTCCAGGAGCACTTTTAGGAACAATCTTAAAAGGTGCTAACACTGTTAGAAATGCAAAAACATTATCATCAGAAGGATTAAGACAAGAAGGGTTCGGAATCATCAAAGGTGCATTAGGCGATATTAGTGGTGCACCTGTTGGTGGTGTTGCTAATTCATTTTTTCCAAAAAACGGAGCAACTTCTTTAACACAAGCAGTTGCTGGAGTAAGTGTTGTTTCAAATATTGCTAACTTAGCACAAACAACAAGTGTTGCAGATATAGCAAAGCAACTTGAAAACAATCCTGAACAATTAGATAATTTAACAAAAGCAACTACATTCAAAAAGACTCATTTAAAAGCAGGTGGTGATGCTACAGTAAGTTCAATTAACAGTGCATGGAATTCTGCAAGTGATTCATTTAAAGCGGCACAAAATAGTGAAACATTAAATAACTTAGCAAATATTGTAAGGAACGCATAATGAATAACAATGTACCAGGACAGTCAAAAACTGATAGTGCTTCTGAAGTAAAAGAATTTTTTAATCAATACTTTACAGGTAAAATTAGTTTTCCAAGTAACCAAGTAGATGCTGTTATAGGTTTCTTTGAAAGCCGAGGTTTCAGCAGACAAAGTTCTATATCAGTTGGAACTGTTATTATGCAACAAGCAAAATTAGATAATGTAAATGTTTTTCAATTATTAGATACACTTAAGAAACAAGATGAAATACAATTAAGTAGTGTAGTAACCGAAGTATTAAATTACAATAGAGAAAAAATTTCTACATTAGGTTACAAAGTAGATAACACTGCTAATAGGACTGAATCACGAAACATAGAGGTGTAACATGGCCAAGTTTGCACAAGGACGTTACAGCCTCAAAAATCCAGACAAGTATATAGGAAGAAAGACTCCTTTGTATAGAAGTAGTTGGGAATTTGCATTTATGAAGTTTTGTGATGAGAATCCTAATGTTGCAAAGTGGGCCAGTGAAGCAGTAAAGATTCCATATAGAAATCCATTGACAGGAAAAGCAACTGTGTATGTTCCTGATTTCTTTATTGCATATTCAGATAAAAATGGAAAACAACGTGCAGAAGTAATTGAGGTAAAACCAGACAATCAAACTACACTTGAAAGTGCAGGTCGTAACAAATACAAACAGGCACAAGTTGTTTTAAATATGGCAAAATGGGAAGCGGCTAAAGCATGGTGTAAAGATAAAGGACTGTACTTTAGAGTAGTTACTGAGAAAGACATTTTTCATTCCGGAACAAGAAAATAGGCTAAATAATAGTAGCAGTTAACGGATCCAAATTATGACTAAAAAATTAGAAGAATTACTTAATATGCCTGAGAGTAAAGAAATCATCGAACAAGATAAAAGTGATTCTAAAAAAGAAGAAAAACAAACAGCAATTATCGAACATCAAGAAACACAGCGTAATATTGCTGAACTTGATAAGATATCTGCGGCATTACCACAAGTAAAAGGCTTAGGGGAAATGGCAGATAAAGAACTTAATGAAGTAGCAACTAAGGCTATGACTGCATACGAAGATCTTATGGACTTGGGAATGAATGTAGAATCACGCTATAGTGGTAGAGTATTTGAAGTTGCAGGACAAATGCTTAAAACTAACCTTGATGCTAAAGTTGCTAAATTGGACAAAAAACTTAAAATGGTTGAATTGCAATTAAAGAAAGAAAAACAAGATAAAGACGCAGGAAATGAAGATAATGTAGTTTCCGGCGACGGTTATGTGGTTACAGATCGTAATAGTTTACTTGAAAAACTTAAAAACATGGATAAATAACTTGTAGTAGGATTAATAATATGAAAAAATATAGCGAATATTTAACAGAAGCATACAACAACAAAACTTATGAATTTAAGATTGGTGTTGCTGGTGACAATGAAGGTGTAGCAGATAAATTAGAAGTTGCACTTAAAAAGTTTGGGGTTACAAATATTACTCCAGGTAAAAAAACACCTATTCAAGAACGTCCATTAGACTTTCCACAATTACAAAATGAAGAAGTAACTTATTATGAAGCAACAATTACATATCCTACACACGCTGAAGCATTACAAGAATATTTAGGTTACAACATTGGAAAATCACAAGCACATATTATGGTACGTAATATGAACGCACCGCAAGAAGTTTATCAAGAAATTGATGAAACACCATATGAAGTAAAACTTACAAAAGAAGATATGGGCGGAGAAGATGCTCAAAAAGACGTAGGCAATAACAGAGTTATGGACCTACTTAAAGAATTAGAAAGTGTTAGAAAAGAAAATACAAACAGTCCAGTAGAGAGTGTTAAGCCAGACGCTGAACAAAAGCAAATGGAAGATGCTGGTGTAAGTAAAAGTCCAATAGGGAGTTAATTATGAAATTTACAGACATTTATAAAAAAATCGAGGCGTTGGACGAAGCATTAAACGAAGCGGCATCAGCGTCAATTAATATGTCAGGCGATAACGCAGAAGATGTTATTAAATTAATGCAGGCACTTAAAGGTGATAAAGTCATTGATGACAAACCAGATATGCCTGATCTACCTCCAATGCCAGTTATGGGTCCACCAGATCCAATGGATGACATGGGTAGAATGAGAGACCTTATCAAAGGTAAAGATGATGACATGGACATGGGTAAAAAAGATGACATGGATGATCTTAAACCAGGTATGCAAAAAAGTCCTTGCAAAATTTGTGGTAAAGTACACTTAGGTAACTCAGGATGTGCAGAAGAATTATCCGCAGAAGATTATGAAAATGAGCCAGATGAAAAATATCAAGATCAACATTACATGACAAAAGACTTGTCAGGTGGATCTGAAATGGGTCAAAAGAAATCTTATCCAAAAGTAGCAGGTGCTGACAATCCAATGGCACTTGAAGATGAAATTAAAGCAGAACTTTCAGCAAGGTTAGCAGAATATATGTCAGAAGGCGCAGGTTGCGATTGCAACGATGGCGGCGACTGTGAATGCGAACCAAGTTGCGACGATTGCGGTTGTAATTAATCTATAAATTATCAAGTAACTCAAATAGGCCCTCAGGGGCCTATTTTTTTGAGTAAATACTAACAGTATGGCAAACAAAAGTTTAGATGGTGTCTTAACCAAAAAGGCACATACAAGAGAAAGATTTACACAACAGCAGATTGAAGATCTACAACAGTGTATGGATCCTAATTCTGGCTACTTGCATTTTGCAAGAAATTTTGCATATATTCAACATCCAGTAAAAGGTAAACTATTATTTGACCCTTACACATACCAAGTGGGTTTGATGAAAAGTTATCACAATCATAGATTTAATGTTAATATGTTACCAAGACAAACAGGTAAAACAACCTGTGCCGCAGTTTATCTTGCTTGGTATGCTATGTTTCACCCGGACCAAACTGTGCTAATTGCCGCACACAAATACACAGGTGCACAAGAAATTATGCAACGTATTAGATATGTTTATGAAATGTGTCCTGATCATATTAGAGCAGGTGTGGTAAACTATAACAAAGGATCTCTTGAATTTGAAAACGGCTCACGTATTGTTAGTGCTACCACAACAGGCAACACAGGACGTGGTATGTCCATATCATTACTGTACTGTGATGAGTTTGCATTTGTGAATCCTAACATTGCGGAAGAGTTTTGGACTTCAATATCGCCTACACTGGCAACAGGTGGTCGTGCTATTATTACAAGCACACCAAACTCAGACGAAGACACGTTTGCTGTTATTTGGAAAGAAAGTCAAAACAAGTTTGACGAAAACGGAAATGAAAATGATGTAGGTATAAACGGCTTCCATGGATTTACTGTTGCATGGGACGAACATCCTGACAGAAATGAAGAATGGAAAAAAGCAGAGATAGGACGTATCGGCGAAGAAAGATTCCGTCGTGAGTATGGTTGTGAATTCTTAGTCTATGACGAAACACTTATTAATTCAATAAAACTTGCAACTTTAGAAGGAGTTGATCCTTTAGAAAATATGGGCCAAGTACGTTGGTATAAAAAACTTGATCCTAAATTAACATATTGTATAAGTCTTGATCCGAGTATGGGAACAGGTGGTGATTATGCCGCTATTCAAGTATTTGAATTACCAAGTTATCAACAAGTTGCAGAATGGAGACACAACACTTCACCAATACCACAGCAAATAAGAATTTTAAAAGATATTTGTAATTATATTAATGACCAATGCCAAGCACCAGCGGCAAACAATATATATTGGAGTATTGAAAATAACACTATTGGTGAAGCGGCATTACTTGTTGTTCAAGATGTTGGAGAGGAAAATATACCAGGATTGTTTGTAAGTGAGCCTATTAGAAAAGGACATATAAGAAAATTCCGTAAAGGATTTAACACAACACACAGATCAAAGATTAGTGCTTGTTCTAAATTCAAAACTATGGTTGAAAACGATCAAATGAAGTTACATAGTAAAGCACTTATATCAGAACTTAAAGGTTTTGTAGCAAGTGGTACAAGTTATAAAGCCAAAACAGGTGAAACAGACGATCTTGTTAGTGCTGTATTGTTAAATATACGTATGATGGCAGTATTAAAAGACTGGGATCCGCGAGTATACAATACTTTCCGTCAAAACAGCATTGATGATGATGATTTTGATCCGCCAATGCCAATTTTTGTAACAGGCGTTTATTAGATAAATATTAATATGATTAACTTGGATAAAATTGCAGAAGAACTGTTTAATAAGATTCGTGGTAGATATCCCTCAGTTACATTAGGTGACCAGGATTCAACTATCACAAACGTGCCAAAAACAGCACGTTTCTTTGATTTTGATTTCAAAGAAGGAGTTAAAGTTAATGTTACATTAGATGAAAAAAGTATTACAATACTTTATAACAACGATCTAATTGAAGGTTCACCAGATACAGTTAAAAGTATGTGGTACAATTTTATGAAAGAAATGAGAACATTTGCTAAGAAGCGTATGTTAAATTTTGATACAAGAGATATAACTAAAAGCAATTTAGATAAAAGAGATTACCAATATCTATCTACAAACAGACCCGGAGATGAACAAATGAGTGAAAGTAAAATGTACGGAACTTCTAAAACAAGTTTCCAAGACATTGGCAATGCAAAGATGATTGTCAAGCATAGAGGACCTGTTGATTTTGAAAATCCAGCAGGCAGAACACAAAAAATTGATTCAATTTATATTGAAAGTGCAGAAGGCGAAAGATTTAAATATCCATTCAGACATTTGAATGGCGCAAGAGCAATGGCTACACACGTAAGTGAAGGTGGTAATCAGTACGACTCATTTGGAAAGCACATCGTATCACTCAGCGAAGAACTTTCTAAATTACGTACATTTAAAACTTACATGAATCGTTCAGCAGTAATGGCAG